ACGATGTCTTGCTCTAAATGAACGCCTACGTGCAGGATTGCTCTTGCGGATTCTCATATTGGGGTCACCAAAGTTAACCTTTACAACACGACCTTTGGCATTCTTAACGTATACTTTGAATTTTTTAACATCGCCACGCATTGGTTTACCCAATTGCACTTTGCGGCCTTGATATTCTGCTTCATTAAGGCCTGGTTCAATTATTTCGATGAACTCTGGCGTATCTGTTGTGTATGCTTCTTTGATAGTTTCAATCAAACACGATTCACAATATGCTTCAGCTTCTTCAACGGGAACGCAGTTAGGTACTTGACGTCCGCCTTTTTCTTTCATACCACGTTGTTGGTAACCTTTCCAACATGCTTCATCAATGTATTGCATTACAACTCCTGTCTGATTCCTAGCTTCGGAAGATATGTCTTCCAAGTATTTATGATTTGTTCTTTATCTTGTTGAGTCAACATTCCATTATCAACCCATATGCTTAAATACGCATCTACGACACTGCGGAATGGTTGTTTGGATTTTTTGGCTTTCGTGTATAATCCTTGAATCATTGCAGGTGTTTCTTTTGGCAATGTAAAATAACGTGCTGGGGGCAATTTACCAGATTCAATCTTTTTACGAAGCGCTTGGTCTGATGCAATATATTTACCATCCACTGTATTCCATCCACTCTGCGTTAAATGTTCAATTTCATGTCGAAGTATGTCTCGTAGATGCATTGCTACTTCAGATAAGATTTGAGGATATTCTGCTGGATCAATTTCGAATCGTACTTCAATGAGTGGCATATCGGGAGAATCTGTCCCGGTATTGTTGTATGCATCTCCTCCATAACGAAAATCATCTAAGCCTTCAACCCATTGCACTTTAAGTTCCAGATAAAATTCTAATGGTATCTGCGTATTTTCTACTTCTTCAAAATAAACATGTTTGAATTGAGAATCATCTGTGATTGTAGGTACAGTTTCATTAGATTTGAATGCAATCTTTTGTCCGGAGAAGAGGCCTTGCGGATCTTGCACAGCAGCATAACTGTCTTTGATGATACCTAGTAGTTTGTTTGAAAGCTTAGTAACTAAACTGTCATAACGTCCTTCTACAATCAATGGTTTTAAATGTATCATCTATAATAAATATCACTCAAGCAGATTGTAATTCCAGTAACGTTCTTTGTCTTGATTGAATGGATTGCCTGTTTGTTGATAATAGCAATTCAAGCACAACATCTGCAAATTCTCTACTTGATGATTTGTTTCATCTCCATCAACGTGATCTAGGAGCAATGGTACTGTATCATCTGTTATTCTGCGTTCTGCATAACCGCATGAATTGCATTCTTCTGACATTATGCCTAAGGCTAACAAACGATTACGAAGCTTCCATGTTGGATAATTGGGATGTTCTCCCTGCAGTATTTTTTCAATCGAATAAATGCCCTTGCTGGCACGTGCTACATCTTTGCGAATTCCCACCCCAAATTGATTCTTATGAAGTTCGTAAAGTGTCTTTCCGGTTTCTCTGTCCGTATACATACGAGCATATTTCTTATAAGAAGTAAATGAAACTTTCAAGAAACGTGCCGCTTCGGCATTCGATTTTGTATTCTCCATAGCATATCGTATATCACTTTCTGGAATATCGAGTGATGAACGACCTAAGCCATATATGTAACTATACTGCTTATCTTCTTCCATTAGTATATTCCGTGCTTACGAAGTTCTCTAACAGTTTCTTTTGGATCTGTACACTCATCATACATTTCCGTTAACATTGGTTTTAACTTAAGTGTCTGCGTCGTAAAGAATGTTGGATGAACTTTGCTTTGTTTCATTACTTCTTCAATCCAATATGAATACACAGGATACTTATCTCTGAATCTATCTGCATCTGTTCTGTTTTCCCAATATTCAATTTGATCTTTCAGTGGCCACATATGAATTGGAATGTTTGGATCTTTGCGACGTGCACTAAGTATCGGTTGATTCTTAGCTCGTTTATCATTTTTGGCAATAAACTTATCCATAATGTTAATTGATCTGTCTTTCGGTGACATCCCGGTGTGTGCTGACTTTTTACCCATTATTTTGTTTTTTCTGTTAATACAACTACTTTGCGCCATGCATCTTCGGCGCGATATATATACTTCTTGAATTTAATGATATCTAAGTTTTTACGAGCCTTATCAGCACGTTTAACATTGCGATGATATGCTGCATGCAAAAAACCTATGCGGAGTTTTCTAAAAAATTTAATCACGTTTTTCATACGGTTCTACTGTAACTGTTAAATTAACGGCCTTAAGTTGTTTCTGAATGGATGTGCACATTTCATACTTATCCACAAACACTGAACATCGTTTCCTGTTATGCGTTATTAATGCACACTGATGTGCTTGAAATTCATTGTGTCCGCAAACATCCATTAGAGATTCAATAACATGGTCAAACGTAATAGTATCATCATTGTGAAGTATTACTTGCCACTTACCACGTTTGGATTCATGCAGTTTCGAGGTCTGTTTGGATTTTTTTGATAATAATACACTGTTCATATAGCTCATTTTTTTCTGCGTAACTCATTGATTGATTTAAGAATTGTTGTTTCTTTAACATATTCCATGAATCTGGCCAATGCCATTCATTTGAATCCATTGCATTAACTGATTCAACGAAAAGCTTCATCATAAAATTTTCTAAACTCATAACATATTATATGAAATTGTCATTCAACATCCAAATTAGATTTGAATTGTTTGTCCAATTTTTAAACGATCTGCATTAAGTCCTGGATTCTTTTTTACGATGTCTGCTACTGTTGTGTTGTTTCGATTTGCAATACCACCCAATGTTTCTCCGGATTTGACTGTGTATGTTTTTTTGGTAGCAGTTTTAGTTTTCTTTGCAACTTCTGGTTTTTCTATAGTTCCAAAAACATGTTTTCCGATTTTCTTGGTTTGAATGTAATTAGGATCTCGGGTGAATCCTAATGAATCTGAATTAGCCGTTACTGGATTATAGTAAAAGGTTGCTCCGCCCGTGATGTCTTTAGATGCTAATGAACCAGCATACAATTGTTTTGCTAATGGTAATGCATATGCCCATTGATCCTTGCGACTCTGAGCTTTTTTTAGAACTGCAGTCCATTTTTCACTACCGGCGGTATATTTGTTCCACATACTGAATTGATATGGTCTTAAAACTTGTTTAACTGCAGAACTACCCCAACCATTATGATTTGTTTTTGCTCTATTAAGAATAACGTGAGCTACTGCATCCATTCCTTTGGTGCCCTCTCCTCCAGCTTCTAGTACTAGGGTTGTAGCAAGAATCAACTCACTATCGATTCTACCAAATTGTTCTGTAAGCAATGTTTTAAGTTGTATCATCGTCCTCGTTCCTCTCTGATTATCAATTCGCCTAATACTTCTAAACGACCTACTTCTCTTTGAAATTCGGTTTGTGACATTGAAGTAGAAATCTTTTTATATGTTTCTTCAAATTCACGTTTAGCTTTGTCTAAGTCAAAACGTCCCGCAGCTGCTCGTTTATAGTAAGGCAATTTAACTTTGAAATGATGCCACGTTAAAAGAGCTAAGCCACCCTTTTTATGAGCCGTGTCAGCAATCTTCTCAGCACCAGCTTCTCTAGTATCTGCAAATGATTCAAAAGTTTCTGGTTTGTCTTTTGATTCGAAGAGTAAATTTATTAGTTTCATATTAATAAATATTACTTGTTTGTTTTATCTTGTTTAAACTCGGTCATGTATGAATAGTCTGTTTCATATCCACCTTTGCCTTCAACTGAATAAACTGTCATATCAATTTTATAGCCCGGGTTCTTATCTATTCTATTATACGTCCAAGCCGTATCCATCCATATGACTCTGTTATTGGGATAAATGAAATAGTTTCCATTGTCCATTTTGAATACATGGCCGCACTTATGTTCTGGAGTTTCTGAAAAATTGGTATCTAATACGTTACGATTTTCATGGCTCCAATCCAATGTGAACATGTACGTACCCTGACGTTTAACTCCGGTAATGCTAATCAAATCTGCACGTAAGCCGGCTAATCGTTCTCTGACTTGAACATCAATGTAAGATGAAAAACAATCCCAATATACATGTTCAGTTAATGGTAATCGTTCTGCATCTCGTTTCCAACAAAATGCATGAATTGGCCTTCGTGTCCAATTTACTCCATTTTCTAGAAATGCCTCAAACAAAGGAGTTCTTTTTTGAATTGATGCAACTGCATGTACATCAGCAGCAGTAAATTCGCCTACACCTTTTTCTTGATTGAATAAAAATTCATTGCGGATGTAACATGTTATGGTTGGTATGTTTGCATTTAAGTATGACACGTAACTTATTTTCTGTGTTTTGAAATTTCAATAGCAGCCAATTGTTTAAGTGCCGCTTTACGAGTAGGGTGTGTTCCAAGAACTTTATCGCCTGAGGAAGGTTTAACTACCCATTTTCCATCACGATGCTCAATACGTTCACCCATCATTTGTTTCAATTTCATTTTGAATGATTCTGGTACAAATTGTATGACGTCATTTGATGCAACATCGCCTCCGAAACCTGGCATTGCATTGCCTGATTCTTGTTTGTAGTGTGTCAAGTAATCTTTAACTCGATTCATATAATCTGCTGCAAGAGTTATCTTGGATTCTAACCATTCTGGTAAATTATCTGTATCTTGAATCATGTCAGCAATTGCACGAGCATCTTCTGCACATTCCATTGCATCATGTTTAGCCATTGATCCTTCATGCGAATCTTGACATCCACCTTTAGCACCGCCGCAACCACATCCACATTCGTCAATCCGTTTCATGACTAAGCCTCGTTTTTAACTACGATGGACCATATGGCACCGGTAAGTGTTATGGCTGCACCTATTATTTCAGTTACAATTGCTTCATCAACTACACCTTTAGCTATAAAAAGCCCACCGATGAATGTTAATGCATGACGAACGATTCCAAGTACTTGTTGTTTAGTAAGTTTCATTATTAATCTTTCTTTTATATAAATATATTTGTTTAATTATCTTACCAAATATAATGCAACTTCACTATCTATATCTTGCATTTTAATCCATCGTGCAGGAATTTGTTGATTTTTTAACACTCTGATTTGACCCAGTAAACCAACTACATTCCATTCTGGGCGTTGTGCTCTAGGTATATATTCAATAGTTGGATTATAATTTGAATTTAATTTTCTTCTGGTATCTTTTATTGTTTCATATAATACGTTTCCTGCTGCATCGTTACCGGTGGCTCGTTCGTATTCATATGATTCCATGATGTAATTGCCCCAAATATCTTTTTCATATTTTCCAACCCATTCATCGGCTGTTCCTTCATCACTGTTACCTAATATACTAGGTTTGTTTGAAATAACACCAATTGCATTTTCTGCATTTTCGCATATTTTAATGAAGCTACCTGTTAATTCAACAGTTGTGCCTACCGGAATTGGTTGGGCATCATATGATTCAAAATATTCTGCATAATCAGCACCACCATTTGTAAATGTGCTTCCTGCTAAACATTCACCAGAGCCTGATACTCTGAATGCATTTGATCTAGCTGCAGTCGATGTTCCTTTCCCTACAACAAAATATGCATATGCATCAGTGGAACCTGTTACATTAAATCGGCCAGTTGCGGACATATAATCTCGATTTGCTTCAGTACTCAAACCACGTGTATTTGAATAGTCTCCTGATGCGGTTGTTAAATATCCTTCCGCATGCGAAGCGTAGCCGGCAGCTCTCGTGTAAGCTCCTTCTGCGTGTGAAAAGAATTTTGTCGCGATTGTACCTTGGCCTTCGGCGTGTGAATATTGTTCAAACGCGTTTGTGAATGATCCTTCGGCGTGTGAGTAAGCATCCGATGCTGTAGTATAATAACCTTCGGCGTGCGAATAATCACCAATAGCTCGAGTAAAACTTCCTTCTGCGTGTGAATATTCACCTATAGTTGTAGTGTATATGCCTTCAGCGTGTGAATAATTGCCCGATGCTGTTGTTTGAAATCCTTCTGCGTGAGCGGCGTTACCTGATGCTATACTGTATATGCCTTTGGCATGGGAACCAGTTCCAGAAGCGACTGTCTGCAGACCTTCCGCATGCGAATAATTGCCTGATGCGGTTGTTAGATAGCCCTCCGCATGAGCGTAGTCCCCAGATGCTTGAGTATTACGTCCTTCTGCATGAGAATAGGATCCTGATGCAGTTGTAAAATATCCTTCTGCGTGTGAAGCATACCCACTAGCTATTGTTCTACCTCCTTCAGCGTGCGAATAATTTCCACTAGCGAGTGTTTGAATACCTTCAGAGTGTGATCCAGAACCATATGCATCTGTTTGTCTTCCTTCTGCGTGTGAGAATGTACCAGATGCTGCTGTTTGAGATCCTTCGGCATGGGAATATTGGCCGGATGCAACAACATTAGGATTTCCATGCGCTAAACTTTGTGATATATAATTAAAGTTAAGTGCGGAGTTTGCTGCAAACTTGCTTCCGCTATTATATAAAATTTGCATATCACTACCAGTAGCATATGAAGCTGTGGTTGCAAATGTTATTGATCCAGAAAATAATGCAGCGTCCCAATTTACGACAGTTTGTCCTAGGCTATTATAAAGTTCTCTACTACCCCAATTAACTGATTCGACTTCATCATTATCGTATAAAAATCTATTCTGCCAATCTACAGATGTAGTATTACTGCCTAACCGATAATTCTCCCAATCTACAGTTACATTGCCTCCAGATTTAGCTAAAGTTCTAGTTACGGAATTAATAATTTCCTCAGTCGCGCCTTCTTTAACAACTAAAGAACCAGTTACAGCTAATGATCCAGTTATCCGGGCTGAACCCGTATATGGAAATCCTGCAGATAACCCACTTAGTTGTGATCCATCGCCTTTAAAAGAGCCACTGAATGATCCGGTTGCTACTACGGTATCTGTTGATCCGCCACTTAATGCATCTATTGCGCGGGTTACGTGTTCTGCTTGTATGGTACCGCCATTAGTAATACCCGTTTTATTTATTATTGCCATTGTTCTTCCTTTTCTTGTATATTGGCCAATTCTCTGTTTTTTCGTTTAACCATGTTTGTCGATCATCACAACCACAATCTTCATCAAGTATCTTTGCAATGTGACGTGCTAATTGATCTAAACCCGTTGCTTGAGTGATTTTTTTGATGTCATCTCCTAATCCGCGACTTGTACTCATAACTCCCTCCATGATCTCAATTTGTTACGCAATTGCATTAAAAATGTTTGTTGCTGTCCATTAAGTGGTATTTCAAAGACACGGTTGCCTGGATAAGTATATTCCCCTTCAGGGTGCATTAGTTTTGCATGTCCTGTATCATCAAACCCTATAACCTTGTATGGAACATTGCGCATTGTAATCCGATTCGATGGTATTACAGTGCATCGTCCTGGATGACGCCATTGACCCATTGCATCTTCTACAGCATCGGTTGCTGCAATCAAATCTTTCCAATCTGATTCAGTTAATGTTGTTTTACGTGCAATGTGCTTTGCTGTCTTTTCTATGATACTCATATTAGAAGAATCGTTTTTGTTGTTGTATGCGTTTTGTTTTGGCTTGTTTTTGTTGTTTTAGTCTTGGATCTGTTTCTGGTACTACTTCATAATCAATGGTTGGGTCATAGGTCGTGGTTGCTTTTTCGCCGGCGCCTAATTTATCAGCAGCAGTACCCACAACAGCACCAACCAATGGAATTTCTCCAGCTGTTTTTACTGCACCTGCAGTCATTTCTTTACCTGCAGTCACAACGCCGCCTACGCCTGGTATGCTTTCTGTCAAACCTAACAATCCTTTAACTAATGGCCAAAATAATCCATTAACATCATCTTGTTCTTCAATTCCCATGGTCATTAAGACATCTTCACCTAAATCTTTAAGTTCATTGTATATAACCGGCACCATGTTATAGAAACGAGCTGTTACGCCTTCCCAACTAATTATATTTGCATAATCTTTACTAAAATATGAACCTAAACCATTAATTTCATTGTTCATGAATTGTTTGTATAATGGATTATTACCTGCTTCTGCTGCATCAATGATGCTTTTTTTAGTTTTAGCGTATACATCTGGTGCATTCTTTCTTAAGAATTCAAGTTGGCTTTCTAAAACTTTCGAGCTACCACCAGCTTTGTATGTTGCTTGCCAGCCTTTCATAAACTTGTCAAGATCATTTGTAGGTAATTGCCTAAAATATTTATATGCTTCATCATCAATTGAATTTATTATTTTCCCTTCGATATTGGGAGTAGATTTAACTAATGCTGATAACTTGCCCGGGTTATCCATATTTTTGAAAAATTTCATGGACATTGCACCGCGTAATGCTTCTAATTCTTTTGGTGATAATGCTGTACTGAATAAATTACTTATTCGTCTCAATATTCTGCCTCCAAGTAAACGTTTTAAGCCAGTAATACTATCTAATTCTTTTTTTGCTCTTAAAATACCTTTTGTAGCCTTATCTGATGTTTTAGCACCTTTACTAAATACTTCAGTAGCGTCATCTCCTTGTCGTTGTAAGAATTCTGCAAATTCATCTAATCCTTTTGCTGCAGAATCGGGAAGTAATGCATCGGCCTCTTTTCGGAACTTGGTGATGTAATCTGCTGCATCTCCCATTCCCTTTGCCAACATATCAAGTTCTTTTCTACCCAATTTTCCGGAATTTTTGATAAATAACCAAACTTCATCTGCAGACTTACCAGATTTATATGCTGATTTAATAATATCTCCTGCTTTACTAAATCCTTTAAGGAGAGCTTTTAATGGCAACGAAATGACGCTTCCTACAACCGGAATAGCACCAATTAAACTAATGAATCCTTCAAGGTAATTACCACGCAAGAATGATATACCAGCATTGATGATGTCTAAGATGTCACCAAAACCTGGAACCAATCCTACGATATCAAGTGCTAACTGTAATCCATCCAGTACTGGATTGCTTGGTTCTGTTTCTGATTCTGCTTCTGAAACTTTATTCCATTTAACAACACCATTTTCTAAAGTAATATATCCAGCAATTGGAGCTTCAGGTCCTGTTTCACCTACGTTTTTAAACAGTACCAATGCATTAGGATATTTTTTCGATACACCATAACCCATATCTATGGATTCATTAGTTGAAAATGCTCTACCGCTATCATAAAAAAGTATATAATCATTATCAACTAACAATTCATAATTAGCTTGTTTTCCAAAAGCTTTTGGATATGGCTTTGCTTTAAACTTGTCTGCTAACAATTTTTCATATTTTGCATATACACCGTGCCATGGTTCTTCTGGTTTCCATCCTGGATATTGTGCAGCCGATGACTTTACAATTGGTGCTTCCATTAAATGAGCAAACAATTGTTGGTGTTCCTTAAGGTTGTATTTGCGTAATTCCATAATACTATTTCTATTTTATATAAATATACAAAACCAATAAAAGAGCCAGTATGATTTTATTAAATTATACGGATGATCATGTTACAATGTTTTAAGCATTGCAATCATTCTAGGACATGGATGGATGTCTGTTTTATCTTTGCGATATGAATTGTGAGTGAATACCCCAGATTCGCCACGAAGTGCACGTTTAGATACTGACCATATATCATCATTATATGTTAAATCAATACCATATGCATCTCTCCAATACATCAAAAGATTCTTGGTTGATTCTATTTGAGCATCTGTATAACGATGATAAAATTTATATCCTTTATATGGAGTTGCTAATTCAGTTACTTGATCAGCGGAAACTTCTCGGTCTACATAGTTGTAAAACTTGTCTCCTCGTTTCTCTAACGGCCCCCATGAACAAATTTCAATACCAATTGACAGTTTATCTAAGCTTATAGCTGGCACACCATTTGCACGGAATACATCTCCTTTAACCCCTAAATGATATGCCCAATATTTTGATGAAAATGCTTGGCAAATTTCGCCATCATATGTGTCTTTAGATAAGCCTTTACCTGATATAGTAACACATGTAGCAATTCGTCCGCGATCATCTGCGTCCCAATTACGTATAGTTCCTACTCCGGAGCTATTTCCTGCAGTGTGATGCAATACAATTTGTGTTTTTTTGATTTCTTCTTTGAAATACTGTGTTTCTTTCAAAGGAACTTGTTTGATCTTAGTTGTGTCTAAACTCATAATAACCTTTTTTTTTATATTGTTGGTGGGGTGTCTGTTGGTGTTGTTGTATCTCTTTCACCTTTATGCAAATCAATCTTATCCAAGATGTCATTTAAAAGTGTGGATGGTATCCAACCTATCATGGATGCATTCTTTAATGCACTTATGACTTGAAATACAACGAATGGTATGATTACTGTTTCACTCAACCATGCAGTGCCTTTAAATCCTCGTTCTACAAGCAATAGCACCGTTAATATCATGATCCATGTAACTGCGGTCCTTAAAACTTTGATTGCTTTTTTGGTTTGAAATCCTTCTCGTTTCATGCCGGCTAGCACTCCAAAAAATCCATCTAGCATCACTACAGCAATGAGCGATACATATTGTTCAAAGTTATCCATTGTTAAGTTGTATACATATGAACAAACAAATGATACGGCGGTTGTGAATGATACGGCTATGAGGCTGGTTGTTTTCATACGAGACATGATTCTATATTAATATATTAGTTTCATGAATAAATATGTACTGATTTTAAAACAATGAGCTGATTTTGCAGTTCTTCCATGGAATATATACTAATTCTGAAAATGTCTATTTCAAATTCCCCCGTATCGCCTGATTCTGCAATGATTGCCGGCAGTTGTTGAATGTATTGGAAATTTTGTTGTGTTAACTGCTTTGCATCAAATGCTACGATAATATCATTTTCATCTGATGGTGCATTGTGTTCAATGTGCAATACTCGTCGCGTTAAATCAAAACGTGTCTTGGGTTGTTCTTGTTCAATGTAATGTGATGATATGACTTGCATTGCATCTTCTATGTAGATTCTATCACACCATGGCTCTAAGGCTTCTAATATGGGCAATGTACAATTTCGAACTACGAATGCAATGTTGTATTTTGGTGCTTCTGATCTGCTTCCCCATTTTCTGATGAAGTTTCGATTAGATGCTAATTCGATAGCTTGAGTTCGTTTTTCATATTCTTCTGAGAATCGAGATGTTTTGCTGACAAAGTGATAGCATATTGCATCTAGTGCCGTAATGCACGTCATTCCATGCATTTTCCATCTACGAATCAAATCATCATCTTCGCAGAACATTGGATTGAATAGGTTATCTAGGCCTCCTATTTCAAGCAGTGTGGTTCTTGGCATACACATGAAGAATGTAATACCTGGTTCTATTTTATCAGCATACTTGTTCTGTTGTTGTTTTGCATATGCATAAAATTCGTCTTTTTCGAACGTCTCTAAGGATGCACCTAAGTGATGTATCAATTTACCAGGACGAGTATGATCTCCGAATATAGGCGGTTCTATTGTGGTATATGACACTACTCTGTCAGGTGCTACATGTTTTTCTAGATTTTCTATGAATCCTGGAGCTAGCACAATGTCATTGTGAAGATATGCAACATAATCACGTGTTGCAAGTTGTGCTGCCCGGTTGAATGTATCAGAAAATGTTTTGTTTTCTTCGGAATAGAAACGCTTCACATTTGCATCTTGTAAAGAGTCTAACCATTCATGAGTTCCATCAGTTGAGCCGTAACTAACAAAGCATATTTCCACATCGGGATACGTTGCTCGGGTCGTTTCGTAAAAATGTTGATTGTAGTCTAGGTTGTTTTTTAAGCCTACTAAGAGTGAAATGTTATGTTTCATTTTAAATATATGTTTTGCAAAATTTGTACTTCATCTATTAATTTTTTATCAGAATCTTCTCGAAACTGATTGCGATCATTCGTATTAACTAATAAGTCAGTATATGGTGTTACTCGGTACTTGTGGTTTTCGGATACAACTAAGTTTTCAACTACATATTGTTGAACATCATATCCAGCTTGTTTTAGAATTTGTGCACCATACATTAAAAATGTGTCATCTGGACCATATGGGCCGAATGAATCTGGTAAATCAATCAACCGTAACAAATTTGTAGATATTAAATTGAACCAACCTCCTCCTAATTTAAAAGATGGAATAGGAATCAACAACGGATTGCCATATATTGAAGTAGTAACAGTATATGGATCTATAAACGTTTTATTGTCCCATGGAAAATCAGCATATGATGAATTCATTAGAATGTTCCAAGAATCATCCCAGAGCTTTGGAATTTGTGGAGAAATTATAAAATATTCAGAATTAACTGATTTTGCTGCATCCGATAATAGTTTTAATGTTATAGGAGAAAATATCAAATCGGCATCTAAATAAATAAATGCATCTGCATCGCTCTGTGTTCGTATGCATGATCTGCGTTTATCAGCACAACCCATGCACGTTTTATCCGTATTGATATCTTGTATAACATTGCACCAATCAAAACATGTACTTAAACATTGATTGAATTTTTCTATAAAATACTGTTTAGGAATTTTTGAATTTTCCCAATCAGTGAAGTTTAAATTTAAAGTTATGTTCAATGTTATATCATCATCTGAATCTAAATAATGACTGCTCATTTTCAATTGTTTTGCTTGCCATTCGAACCAATCAATTTCATATGGCATTATGTGAGCTATGATTTGTGTTTTCATATGTAACTTTTATATAATTGAACATGTTGTTCTGCAACATACTTGCTGTTGCATAGTTGTTTGATATATTCTGGTGCTTCAGTTTCAATTGATTGAATATTACCATGAATATCAATGATGTACATGTATCCTGGAACTCCACAGCTCCATCCCTCCAATGTTGTTCGTCCCAATAAAATGCCAGCAGTAAAATGCATCATTTGAACTATATTCTCAGTATCCCATCGTTTGTCAACATACTTTATATTAGGATGCTTAAAATCATAACGACTTTCACTCATTATGTACAAGTCCCAATCGTTTTCAATGCATTGTTGAACTAGGTGCTGTACTGCATTAAATCGTATTGGATCTAATACTTCCCCGACAAATATTCCAGAATACCGTTCTAATTTTTCGGGTTCATCTTCATTAAACCGGGTTTGATCAATCGGATTATAAATCAATGAAACTTTGCTAGCCGGAATTTTATATGTATCGATCAACATGTCCACAATAGGTTTGCGTATTGCAACATAATGTGCAATTCTAGGATCTAGAACAGGATCTTCTGATCTAATTTCTGAATGAATGATACTAATGATAGGCGTTTCTTTAAAATGTTCTAGCATAAACCCGTTAACTTGTGGTTGACTTGCTACTATTATATCGAATTTTTCTGAAACGTCCAAGTTCGTTAGATCTAATTGTCGAACATGTTGCAGTTTCAATCGGGTTTGCTCCATCCAATCTATTTGTCGCAATGTGAATAAGGTTACATCGTGTCCTGCTGCATCTAATTCCCGGGCTAATTCATAATGATAAAGTTCACTACCACCTAATCCATTTGCATTTAAGCATCCTAATAGTATTTTCATAACTGTTTTGTTTTCAACTGATTGATTTTAGATATATCATTTGAAAATAATTCTGAATTGATATATGTTTGATATGCATGTTGATCATGATGTGCGACATTGGCTGCGTAAGCATATTGTGCATCTCTTTGAGCTTTACCGTTATCTGGATGGCAATGTTCCCAT